TAGAGAAAGTTGTTGCAGGATTAAGACCATCATTAACACAAACTGCTGTACGTGCTAGGTCAGGCGGCGGCGGTGGCGGCAGAGGTGGAGCTAATACTTTCATTGGGGCGGCAGACCTGTAATTTAACCATTGCTATATCTTTTGGTGAATATATAAAAAAAGTGAAAGATACATGGCTGAAAACCTGCTCGATAAAGCATCATATAGTTTAATTAGAACAAACCCTAAGTTAACGGGTAACGTGAAGGTCGTGTCTGATGGTGTAGATATCTATCTAGAATCATTTAGTGCCAATACACGACTATCGTCTCAGAAGTTTAAAGCATTTAAGGTTGACGGTACTAGTACTTATGACCAAGATGTTTTTAAGTTCTTTGATAATGGTAAGTTTCCTAAAGAAGCTGCATATGAAATATTCCAAGAATATGAAGATGATGCGGTGCTTTCCAATTATCGTAATCAATATGAAATGTTCTATTGTGCTGGGACTAGGTCTGTAGCATCAGACAGTTATTCTCAAAGTTTAGCTACTCTTGCACCACTCTGGTTAAATGAACAAATACCAAATTATTTTGTAATTTTTAGATTAGACAACCCTGCTGCTGTTAATAATTTTAGAGCTGCGACAGAAAATGCTAATACTATAGACGCGCAAACCTCAGTTAATTTTAGTAAAAATGTTTTGGAGAATTGTACAGCAATTAAAACATTTGATTTAACAGAAGGTACTGCACTAGGTTCTTATATTAGAAATTATAGAAACCAAGAAAGTTTTCCAGAAGTTCCATTAAATATGACATGGAGAAAAGATGAGCCTATTTTATGGAACGGAATATCTTATAACAGTGGAGGTTTTACAAGTTCTGGTAATTTTGCTTATGAAGATTTAGTTGTTAAAGATTCTACTATTATACAAGATGAGTATTTATTTACACAAGGATTCCAAAACAATGGTATACTTTTAGCAAATCTTTTAAATATGGAGTTTTTATTCGATGATCCTACTGCTAAAGATTATTCTATTAATAGATATTTTGGTATGTATGTTAATGATATTGAAGAAGGAAAGTTTGATATATCAGGTGAAGCTTTTTATAAAGGAACAAATATTGAAAAAACACAGCAACCTACTATAACTTCTATAACTGAAGTTTCTCAATTTTTAAATACACCTCTTCAGTTAACAAATGAAAAGGGTATACTATTATATTTAGACCCTGCTAAAACGGAAACAATAACAGGATTGCCAACACCTACAAGAGTTGGTGATGTAGAATGTATATTTTATGTTAAAGATAAAGAAGATAATTTTCATACTATTAAAAAAGGATCTACATGGGAAACAAATCAAATAAGATTGTTTGATACTGAAGTAGACGTATCTTTATTTACTGGATATAAAGCCCCAGATACTTTTGCTAATGCAAGCATTTTAAGTGGTGCAGGCGTAGCACAAATGTATATAAAAATATTAAGTAATGTTCAAGATGGTTCTTCTATTGCATTCTTTGATGGAAATAATTTTATAGGTAAAATATTTGCAAACAGTACATTGGCGCCAACACCAGGTAAATCTTTTGAAAGATTCTTTAATCCTAATGGAACAATACAAGAAGTAGCACAATCTATAACATCTGCAATTAATAAAGGTATTAGTGAAAATGATAGATTTTTTGTGGCATCTTATAATGATAGCACTGTTTATGTAAAGTCAAGATTTAGTGGTACAAGGTTTAATAGATTAAATTTTAAAACTGATATTACATTTCCAGAATTTTATGATCAGGTAGAAACATACCCTATTACTAGTGTAGCCGCTCCTAATAAAAACTTTGTTGGTGGTAATGATGTTAAAAATAGTTTATTAAAAGTTACCCTAGGGGACCAGGATAGATTTACACCAGGCGACTTTATACAAACTACAGGAGGTTATGCTGTTATCGGGGATTGGGTTCCTTATACTGATGAACCTATTTATAATGGATTAGATGAAATTATAGGTTACACTGATATAGATAAGTATGTTATTATTACATGTAATGATAATCAAATTATGGTTACAAGATCTAACCAAGTTGCTTTATATTCGGATTATAAACCATCATTTGGTAGATTTTCATTTTTCCCAGTTAAGGATTTTGATTTTGATTTTTATAGCACTCTTTATAGCCAAGAAGGGGAATTAGATTTTGAATTTAATCAATACAATAAATTAGTACCTGGTGCAGTAGAACCATTTAGTAAAACTCCACCATTTGCTGATTACACAGGTATAAGTAAAAATCCACAAATTAGAAATTTTTATGATAACGGTGGATTTTATAATCTTTTAGGTCTGGTAAGTTCAGAAGAAAAGGATGGTGATCAATATATTAAAAGTGAATACAATCGATTAGAAGAAAACTTTCTAACATCACAGGCTGCTATTTCTAGAATTGCACCATACATTAATAAATGGGCATGGGTTAATGATGGAAAAGATGTAAGAAACCACCCTTATAGGCTAGACGTTAATGAAGCATTTGGCTTAAATAACTTTGCACCATCTAAATGGGACAAGGTTCAAGAAGCTAGTGGTTATACTCACGAATGGTATTACTTATCTGAATTTCCATTATATTTTACACAAAATGCTATTGAAAGTTCATGGAGTTATATTGATGTAGCACCAACTGATAATACTGAAGCTAATCCATTAACAGGACAGGTATTTGTTCCAGGTACATTCCAAAATGTAAACAAAAATTATTTTGATGATTATTTTATAGTTCAAAAATTTACGACTGGTGGTATTACTGAGATTGATAGACAATTAAGATATGGTAGATTTAATGGTGGAGATGAAAAGAATTTCTCAGAAACCTTTTTAAGAGGCGTTAGAGTTAGTGCTAAACAAAAGGCAATAGGAACCGAAAAGGCAGATTTTAATGCAAGGGCATTATCTTATGTAAATGATGGGTCATTTAATGATTATAGATTTTCTGCAATCCTAGTTCCTAATTTACCAGATAAACCTGAATTCCAAGTTAAGTTTATAAAGAATGAAAAGTGGAAAACTGTCGTTATGTTAATTTCAGTTGACTATGATGTTAATTGTATTAATGGAACACCAGGCCAGGCTGGAAGTACCACGGCTAAATCTATTATAGATAGAACTTCTTTATATTCTTTAAATAGTAATTTTGAAACTGGACCAAACAGAGATAGAACTACATGTGCACCTACTATAGGTGGTACAGGTAAGTATTCATATGAATCAACTATTTTAAGAGGTTCTGTTTACTTAGGAGGCTCAAGTATAAATAGTGATGGTGTATATGTAATTAGATTTCAACCAGACATAAACGGTGTAGAGCCTGATTTGGTTAATGATGTTAGAATATTAGAAGATGGTACTTATGGCCAAATTAAGTTTGCAATAGACGGTGATGCTTATTCCATTACAGGAATTGTTGATGTAGTGAGTAAGAATGTTCTTTTAGCGAGTGAATTTACAAAGAACGGTTTCTTCCCCATGAATCCTCCAGTTTCAACACCAGGTAATCAGGAATTAAGAACAGCGGAATATAAAATTAGTGCTGGTGGGTATCAGCAATTTGAAAATAGATTAACTGCTTCGGCGTTTGGTAATATATTTGACGCAGTAAACCAAGGTAATCCTAGTATTGTATATGAAACTATTGCAGCTGATGGAAGCCAAGTAAAAAATAAGGATGGAAGCTTAGCACAAACATTTGGAATAGAGTTAAGAGCACAGGCTGATATTTTAAAATCTATTTATGTTGGTGTATTACCAGATCCTGCAAAACCAACAGCGTTTAATTTGGCTGATGTAATAGGGTATGACTTATCTTTACAAAAGACACCAAGAATAACTCCTATAGCTAGACATGCTGGGTATTATGAACCTTATGCATTACCTTTACTTTCATTTAGAGATCCTTATCAAAACTTAGATTTTGATGAAATTACAGGTGGAACTGGTACGGAATTAATTACTGATGCGGCATATAAATTAAAAGTATTAGAATTATGTAAATATAAAAATGCTCAATTTTATAGCGGAGACCCTAAGTTTGGGCAAATTCAAAATTTCTTTTATCATAAGGTAAATGAACAAGACCCTTCTACTGTTTTAGAATTATCAAGAGAAAGCGCGTTTAATAGTTTATACCCTCTTATTAATGAAATAGGAATTGATTATAAAGATTTTTATATGTTTTCTTCTAATTGGGAACCTTCTTATTTTACAAAGAGTATTGATAAATCAGCAATAGAAAAAGTTATAGGTACGAGATCGATGTTTGAAAGAAAATCATTTTTTGGATCTAAATATCTTAAAGTTCCAGAAACAATTATATTAGAAACATTTGAACCTACTCCTTTTGTAAAGGCTGCAATTAGACAACCTAGTTTAATAGATGGAACATTTATGCACCAGGATCAACCTTCCGTGACGATTAATAAAAGGACTATTCAATCAGCTGGTATTTTAAATACTAGAGCAATCAGGAAAAAACCATCGGCACCAGTAGAAACATTTTATTTGTTTAATCAAAAAAGATTAATAGAATTTTTGTTTACCCCAATAAAAGATCAATTTTTACTTTATATTAAAGATGAGTTTGGTTATGGTGATTTAGAAACTTTAGATGATGATGTAAATCAGTATATAAAAGAAAATATTTTAAAGTTATATAAAGTTGAAAAGGTTGATTTTTATACTTTAGCTAGTAGAACTAAAAGTGGGTCTACATATACTACAGCTGAGTTAACCGATGCAGAAAAAATTAGTAATGGGTTAACTATTAATAATAATGTAGCATCTAAAACCTTAAATACAAATCCATTTGATTTAAGGCTAATATATAATAAAAGAACAGGTTTCTCTGAATCGTATGGATTTAGTGTTACAATAGTTAAAAAATAATAGAAAAGAAATGCCAATCACTATACAAGAAATAATAGCATCAGATACTATTTCACAACTGGTCGATAAAACAAATTTTAATTTTGACCAATTGTTACTTAATGGTGGAGGACCTGCAGGACCTGCAGGTACACAAGGCCCAGTTGGTCCTGCCGGCGGAAGAGGACCAAAAGGAACCACATGGTATGAAGATACATCTACAACTACACCTGGAAATTCTCCTAACGTAGTTGCACCCACACCGGTACCTACTGGAGGGTTTTTAGCAGGGGATTATTATTTACAATTTAATGGCCAAGTATGGGAATATACTGGATTAACATGGTCAGTCACAACAATAGATTTAGAAGGACCAATGGGGCCACAAGGACCAGGAGGCGGTATGGGAGATACTTTTGGTTCGCCTACTATAGGATTAGAAACTGCTATTTATAATGGCCCTATAGGAGAAGGAACTGGTGCAACAACTGGAAATGAAGGCATACCTTCGGTTATGATAGGTGGTGCAGTATCTACTACAATCCCATTAGGAACTATACCATTAACGAATGCGTATATTATTCCTGACGCCGTTGCTAATAAAATGATTTCAAGTACGGCTTCTTTATTAATTCATCAAAAAGATTCTGCAGCTAAGTCTATTGTGTTTCATGGTGGAGCCGCAAGCTTAAATGATAATTATCAACAAGGTAATCTTTCTTCTTTATCAAATATTTCCATTGGAGTAGATGATAGATTAGTTTTAAGTTCACCTAAGGTTGCTACTACTCCAACTACTGTGAATGAATTAATCGGTTTTGAAGTTTCTGTTCCAGCTAGGTCACAGAGTTTTTCTGCAGGTAAAGCAATATCATTTCAAACTGGCCAAAGAACCAACTCAGATTTTGGTGGTGAAAATTCTGACTTTAGTATTAATGTTGGAACTGGTTCAACTGCAACAGGTAATAAATTTATTTTAACTACAGCAGGTACTGCAGGATCAACTTTGTTTGAATCAGGGGCAGGATTTACAGTAGTAACAGAGCAAAATGCACAATTAGGTGTTACTCAGTTTAGATCAGGTTTATTTAATGTTACAACATCTGCAAATCAAAATATACAATTAAATTCAGCTGGCCAAATAAAATTAGATACTACACTAGGATCTACAACAGCAGGTTCGATTCGAATGACTACAAACACAGGAGGGATTATTGCTACATCTGTTAACGGGCCTATTAATATTACACAATCTTTAGCCGCTAGTACTGCTACTGCTGATATTGTTATTTCTAATAATTCAACTGCACCGAATACTACATTAGGAGGTGATATTTATATACAAGGAAATAGTCAACTTATTATAAAGAAGCAAAATACAACTGCACTAGCCAATTGTAGTATAGTTATTGATTATGGATATGATGGTTCTGCAGGTGCACAGCCTCATACAAGATTTGTAGGTAAACAAACTATAGCTGGTGCTGCATTAAGTGGTGGAACATTTCCACCGAATAGTTTTGGTAATTTAATATACAAAAATCCTATAGGAGAAGCAACCAATGCAAATAGTATATATGAATTAACAGGAAATAATGGAGTTACTGATTATTCACCAGGTGCAATGTTACAAGCATGGACTGGTGGAACTCAAGCAATTACAGGTTTAGATGCAGGTTTATTAGCTATAGCAATGGGAAGTGAAGGTCCAGCGAGCCCTGTACCTGCAGCTAATTTTATGTGGGATAATACATTAGGATTTTCTGTAAGAGATAGCAGTAATACTGATGAATACTTTACTGCAAGCAAAAATAAAATTGCATTTTCGGCACCGTGGGTATTAAAAAGAGCAACTGGTAGAAACTCATCTATTAATAATTTCCCTGATTTATCTACAACAAATGTTGCCCCTGGTCAGGCTGCTCCTATGAATTATGGGTGGAATTCAAGACAAACAATAACACCGCAAGCTGCAACCCCTAGCGGTCAATTTCCATCACTAGGAATGCCAACAACCACAGAATTAACAGTTCCGTTTATTTCTCTTAACTTTGGACCAGCCTATGGGTTTACTAATGCTGGATCTACCTTTCAAACTCAAAACTTAAATTATAATTATAAAGTTAACTTCCCTATTGGTGCATATCCTGGGCAAAGATTATTACTTAAATTATACGTACAGTCATTAGCGCTCAACGAAGATACCAAAGGTGGTGGAACTATACAGGTCACAAACTGTGGTCAAGTTGATTTAAAGATACCAATGTTTAGAATTAAGTCGCCTAAATCAACTGGAAACTGGACCTCTTGGTGGGCAAATGCAAGTAGTAGTGGTAGCTCTCAGCAGGTTATTGATGGTGGGGCAATAGTTACAGTGGAAACAAATGCAACTGATGCTGGTGATGGAATCGGTAGATTTAAACTGATTGATATGATATGGGATGGTAAATATGTATCCCAAATTGGTGCTGATGTTGACAGTGGTGATGCTAATTCAATTCTAACACAAGTACAACATGGATGGAGCATAATTTCAACTTCTTTTGGCCCAGTAACCCAAAATAGATTAGCAGTTAGTGGTATGGACAATTCACCAGGATGTTTTATAGCCGGGACTGAAATAGCTTTAGCAAATGGAGATACAAAAAATATTGAAGATATTATTTCAGGTGAAGAGTTAATAACATGGAATGAATCAAAACAAACAACTGAGGTAGGTACCGTAGGTGGATTAGATGTAATAGAAAATGTAGGTATGGTAATTGTATTAACCTTTGACAATGGATCTACTATTAAGGTAACTGAACATCACCCATTCTATCATATAGAAAGCGAAAAAATAGGTTTAATAGATGCGGCTGAATTAAGAAAAGGTTTTGAAGTATATCAATTAGATGGAGGAACAGCTAAAGTAGTATCCACGGAAGAGGAACAAGGTTTATATACTGTTTACAACATAACCAATGTTAGCGGTAATCACAATTATTACGCAAATGAAATATTGGTACACAATAAAGCAGATTAATAATTAATTTAAATTAGAATGACAAATAAAGAAATAAAAGAACTTAATGGATATGTAAGTAGGTATAGGGAAATTCAACTTTCCTTAGACTTAATGCAAAAAAGTATTCAAAGTTTAGCAAAGAAAAGAGATGGTTTATTTGAAGAAGTAGATGGAATGAAGCTTAAAGAAAAAGGTTTTATAGAAAAGATTGCAAAAAAATATGGAGCTACTGAAGTAACACCTAATAAGTTAATGAAGTATATAAAATGATTTTAATTATTAAAAATATTCTTGGTATTCTAACAGACCCAAAGAACACTAGAATGTTTTTATTGGGTGGAATTGTAGTGTTATTATTTTTATTAGTTAGGCAATGTAATGAAACTGAATATGCAAAAGGTGAAGTTACTAGATTTCAAAATAATCTTTCGGCTGCTAATGATACTATTCTTAATTATGTAAATGAAAATGGAGAATCGGTTGGTGAAATAAAAGGTCTTAATTTATCCTTAGAAGAATTAAGAGACAGTTTAGAATATGAAAAAGGCAGACCTCCTATAACAATTGTAAAATATAAAACAATTGTAGAAGAAAGAATAGTAGAAGTTCCAGTTAAAACAAAAGACACTGTTGTTAAACAAGATGGTGTAGAGTTTAAATCAGTATTAAGTTTTGATTCTAAAAGTAATTGGGAAAAGAGCTCAAGATTAATTGATGTCTCTTTACCTTATACATTTACTGATAGCTTAATGTTTGGTTCTGCTACTATAGGATTAAAACAAAATATATGGTTAGATGCTACATTATCACAAGATCTTAATACTAAAGAAGTTTTTATTAAGCTAACTTCTGACTATCCAGGTACAACATTTAATAATACTCAAGGTATTATGATTGATCAAAATAGTCCGGAGTTTAAAAGTATACAAATGAAAAATAGAAAACCTTTTGGCTTTGGTCTTAATATGGGAATGGGAATTACTGGTGATGGTAATTTTGGACCATATATTGGACTGGGAGTTTCTTGGAATCCAAAGCTTTTGCAATGGTAAATAAATAGAATAGAATGGAATCATCAAGGTTTATACAAATATCTGAGCAAATACTTATAGAGTATACGTACACTAGTCAGGCAACACCTACTACGTTTAATACGGCTACATACCCTATAGAGCTTATGAGAGATACTAATACTAAAGGAACTTATTTCTTTAATACAAGTAGTGTCGCCCCTGTTATGGGTAATTATAGAGATATCTCAGCGGTATCTAATAATGCAACTAATACTCAATATGTTTCATTAGATACAGACATAGGTGTTCCTTATAATGATTTTAGTCCTGCATTAACTGATAGTGCAGATCTTTTACAAACATTTAGCCCAGAATTAGATGTAGCTTATGATAAAATAAAAATACATTTTATAGCAGGATTTAATTTTGAAGGGTTTGATGGTATTGTATTTGAAGCATTAGCTCCTAGGAGAGATAGTGTAATGCTAAATCTTTCGTCTATTAATTTTTTAAAAACAGATACACCAACATTTAGTCCAGAACCACTCTTATTAGCAGACAAACTTTATGCTACTTTTATTGAGTGGAGAGTTCCTTCATTATTCTTTATGAATAATTTATTTAGTGCAGCTGATCCTAACGGTGTAGCTTATAAAATAACTGAAGGGCAAGGATTTTTAAGTACTCCGCCAATTACATTAAGAGCTACTGGTATTTTTCAAACTATTGTTGAAAATGCATATAGCTTTTATGAGATGCAAGAAATTAATTCGGTTTCTATACTAAGCAGAGATATTTATGATAACTTATATGCACAAGTAATACAATCAGATAATGGTGATTATTTTGAATTATCAGGACAAGTAACAGGATCTACATTTAGTAATTTTATTGCTCAGTTAAATTCCTCAGGCGGGCAGTATGTTGTATTTCATGAAATAAGTGTAACTGAACAAGTAGGAGAAGTATTTACACAAACCAGTTTTCAAGTTATAACACAAGATACTGAATTTGATGAGCCTGTATTATTTAGGCCTATAATTAAGAATGCAAATAAAGCAGTTTCTTTTTCAATAAATTATGTATTAAGATTATATAATAAAGCTGATGCTACACAAATAATTAAAAATGCTAAGTTAACATCGTTTGAACCACAGATTTATGGACCTAATATGATACAAGTTAATTTAGGAGTAGTGCCAACTGTTGCTAATGTTTATAACAGAATTAATAATGATACAGGAAAACAAATTGTAATAGGTGGTGGTAGTGGAACTGAAACACTTAATGTAGATACTACAGAACAAATCGTAGAGAAATTAGTAGTAAAGACTAGTTATGTAACTACTTTTAGAGATAGGATAAAAGTTAAAGCAGCAATTTCTCCAGTTAAAATTCAAACAATAACACAAACCAATGGCAGCGAGACAGAGTAAATTATCACAAGCAGAACAAATACAAAAGAAAGCTGCAACTAAGCAGGTAGTCGGTGGTGTAAGAACTAATATATCATTAACCAAAACTGAGAAAGAATTTTATCAAAAATTTGTTAATCTTTCAGTTAATGAAATGCCTTTGCCTTCGGGTGATGGTACAATTAGAATATCTTTATTTGATGATTATTATCTTTTTACTATGTTTGATGAAGTTGACGGCGAAGACACTCCTATTGATTTAACTAATGTAGGTGATTTATATTTAAACTTTATTGGAGATGAAGATGAAATAGATATACTTAATCATACACAAGTTGATGAAATAGATTTATCACAAGGTGAGGTACTTTTTAGAATCACGAGATCTGATAGTAAGAAAATATTAGCATTAAATAATAATAATTTTTACATATCTACAAGAATGGTTGATCGTGAAGATGGATCTACATCTGATGAATCAGTTTTATATCAAGGTATATGGCTAGCTGTAGATGATGCAAATAGAATATCTCTTTCTAGACAAATTGAAGAAATGAGAGTAGAATATAGTATATTATTAGCAAACATACAAGATGAAAATATTAGATTAAACAAAGAGAATGGGGAATTGGTTGCTTCAGCTGAAGAAGATGATGCTACTATTATAAGATTACAAAATAGCAATGAAGAGTTAACTAATGAAATAGCAGAATTATCTAAAGACCTAAAGTCTACTACTATAGAATTAATAAATCGTAGAGCTAAAGAAGCAAATGAAGCTGCGCAAAGACAAAGATTAAAAAAGCAACAAATAATGGCTATTAAGAAGAGAGCACAGGTTGCACAGACTAAATCTAAAAAGAAATTCTTTTTTAGAAATGCAGCTAAAAATTTACAAAACTTTACACTTGGAAGAAATTTTGTTGGTAGTATAGAAGATATAAAAAATGATTTAAATAGTCCAGGACGTAGGTTTGATCCAGGAAGAGGAGGAAGAAGAAACTATTAATAATTAAACTATGATATTAAGCGCAAGAAATAATCAATTTAAATTTGACTTCCCTAGGAATTTTGTACCTGAGCCAATTGCTAAAAAGTATAAACCTTTTCTTAGTAGAATACCTGGTGGGTTAATTAAAGAACCTATAGACTATTGGAATTATGGAATCCAATCTCTTAATTTACCAGGACCTTCTTTTGATGCAGTTACACAAGTAGATTATCCAGGAAATCAACGTGCATTTAGATCAAGCATACCTAAGCAACAATTATTTGATAAGACAATGACTGTTACTATGCAAGCATTTGATGGTTATGTTAATTATTGGATGGCAATTGAAATGTTTGACTATTATTACAAATTAAGTGGAAAGCATCCATATTTACCTGAAGGTGTTGGAGTTCAAATGTTAGATTCAGATGGTACTATCTTTGTTACAGTACAATTAAAAGATATGTTTATATCTGAAGTAGGTGCATTGGATTTAAATTTTTCTAGTAATACTATAGAATTTCAAACTTTCGATATAACATTCGGATATAATGTGTTAGATGTCGTAGTTAACATAGACTAATATATAAACAAATAAAGAACACTAATGAAAACCTTTAACGATTATTTAACTGAAAATAAAGAAGAAGCTTTAAACATACAAGATTTATTAAATGAATCTCATGATTTAACAGAAGAACAAGATGCTGCAATTGATATGGCAGTGGAAAGAATTCTTGAAGCTCAGAAAGAAGGTAAGAATTTAGAAGACTGTGTTGAAGAAATAATCAACGAGGGTTTATTAGGAAGTATATTTGGTGGATTAACTGGTTTTGCTTTAGGAAAAACTATAGGTAAAGCTGTAGCTAAAGTATTAGGTGTTACTAAAGGTGTTCTTTATGATTTATTAACCTCACGTCTTGTAGGTGCTGCGCTAGGTGCAGTTATCGGCAAGAGAATATAATTAGAATGATTCATATAGGAATTGACTTTTCATTAAATAGCCCTGGTGCCTGTGTTGAAACAGCCGATGGCAAATATCACTTTATAACTTTTTTTAATTACGGAAATCGTATATGGGATGAAGAAGGTAGAAAAATACCTAAAGCATTTAGTGTACATAAAGAATTAATGGATGATAATGCTTTATTAGGATTTCCTTATAATAGGCAAGTTACAAGTAAAGAGTTTTTACCTAGGGAGAGACAGAAGTTAGAGGATGCCGGAAATATTAGTTCACTTATGGTTAATATATTTTCAACATTATTTGAAGGTGATAAAGTAGCAGTTGCATTAGAAGGATTTTCATATGGCTCTAAAGGTAATTCATTTATAGACATAATTCAATATAATACATTTTTAAGAAAGGAATTAATAGATAAGTACTCTATAGAAAATTTATCTGTATTTCAACCATCTCATGTAAAGAAGTTAGCTGGTAAAGGAAATGCTAATAAACATTATATGGCTAAAGCATTCCAAGATGATGTCCTTAATGATAAGAACCTAAGGAGCACTAAACTTTGGAAATGGAGCCAAGGAAAAGACTTCAGCATTAAAATACCTAAACCTATCGATGACATCGTTGATGCCTACTTTATACTTAAAGCCTTGAAAGCTAATAACTAGATACTTTTCTTACTCTGAATAGTTAAAAATTATATTGCAACATGTGGAGTTTGTTTCAGCATTATCTAAAATAAATTAAAATAAAATGATAAAACCTTTAGGAAATAGAATATTTTTAAAAAAAGATGAGCAACCAGAGAAGCAAGGTAGTATAATTTTATTACAAAAAGAAGGAATGTTTGCCCCTCCATATTCCGGTACAATCACTGGAGTAGGAGATGGTGTAGAAGATAAAGAATTTCAAATAGGAATTAAAATACTTTTTCATGATTTAGCCGGTAGTGAATTTAAATATAAAGGAGAAACTGTATTAAGTATAAGAGAACGAGATGTAACTGCAATAATAGATAAAAATGTTAAAATAGTCTGAAACAAACTGACTTAGGGGATATATAATAAACAAAGGAATCAATAAAGTATTGGTACTTTTTAAAAGGCGATAACAAGGCGAAGTAAATAGGCAATAAAAAATTAAAAGGCGTTTAAATACGGAGGTTTGTTATCATAAATTAATAATAACAAAAAAAAGGCAATTAACATGGCAAATGAATTCGACATTTTTAATGTAAGTGTAAAAGATTTAGACACTGGTGAAAGACCATCTTCCGCAGGGAGTGATCTTTATTCACCTAAACCAGATCAAGGACAGGACGGAACTTACCGTTCTTTAATTAGGTTCTTACCTAATGCTAAAAACCCAAGAAAACCATTCGAGCGTAAATATGTTTACTGGCTAGAAGACAGAGAAGGAAACGGCTTTTATGCTGATTCCCCTTCAACCGTTGGAGAAAAATGTCCTGTACAGGATATGTTCTTTAAACTAAGAAACTCTGAATCTGCTGTAGACAAAAAGATGTCAGAAGGTTTAAAGCGTAGAGAAGTATTCTATGCATTGGTACAAATCATAAAAGATCCACAAAACAGAGATCTAGAAGGACAAGTTAAAATCATGAAGTTTGGTTATAAAATTAAAACTAAAATTGATGAAGAACTGAATCCACAATTTGATGAACCTACTCAAGTATTTGATCCGTTTGAAGGAAAGAATTTTGAATTAGTAATTTCAAAGAAAGGTGGTTTTCCTAATTATGATTCTAGTAAATTCCACGGAAATAAATCTCCAATGACAATTGAAGGAGAAGCGGTTACAAACAGTGATGAAAGCCGTAAGGCTATTTTAGAATTGTTAGGTACTGCACCAGATTTATCAACATGGGGTTATAAATCATGGGATGATGTAGTAAGAGGAAAGGTAATGAATGTATTATCTCAATTCACATCACCTGGTGATTCAATTCAAAATATCACAAGATCAAAACCAGCACCAGTAAATACTAAAGTTACTGAAGCTGCTGCAACTAAAGCAACAACTGAAACAAAGGAAACTCCTAAAGCTGAACCTGTAAAAGGTGAAGAAAAGAAAGATGACTTTGATGATTTCATTAATGGTTTAGATCTTTAATAAGTATGGCAGAAGAAGTAATAATATCTTCTGAAATGAAAGCTCGGATTATCGATAAGGTAGTCCGAGTTCTTCATACTAACCATACTCATCCAGAAAAAAGAAGAATGCTGGAGAGTAAAGGTAGGCTAAATTTTGCTTGCCCATACTGTGGTGATTCAACAGATCAACCAAGAAAGAAGAGAGGTAATTTGTATTGGAATGATTTATACTTTCATTGTTATAATTGTTCAGCTCATGCATCATTAGATGTTTTCTTAGCCGAACATAATCAAAATTTTGAAGGCGATGATAGAATAGATGTAATTAATTACATTAAAGAAAACCGTAAACATTTTTCATTAGGTGAAAGTTTAGATTTTTATCTATTCGATAAAGCAAAAGAATTAGCATTACCGTTTGAAGAAATAGCTTTAGGATTTAATGTATATCCAATTAACACTTTAACTTATCAGGCATATCCTTATTTAAAGAGTAGGTTATTACACCATAAAACCGAAAGGTTTGGTTTTGATCCAAGACGTAGAGAATTATATGTTTTTAATTTAACACCCGAAGGTAAGATATTAGGATTCCAAACCAGAGACTTAGGTGGTAGTGGCGGTCCTAAATATAAAACATGGAACATAGAAAGAATCTATGATAGGCTAAAGTTAAAATTAAATGTTAATGAAGAAGAGCTAGATAATTTAAATAAAATATCAATGTTATTTGGTATCTTAACAGTTGATATGGCTAGAGACTTTTCTATATTTGAAGGTCCTATTGATGCAATGTTTATGAATAATTCAATTGGATTAACTGGTGTTAAAAAACAAATAATAGAATTTAATGAAATACCTACAGCAAGATATTTCTTTGATAATGATATGGAAGGTAAAACCAGAATGATTGATAAATTAAAAAGTGGTCAAACTGTATTTATGTGGGATAAGTTTTTAAAAGATTTTGATATTCCATCGAGAAAGGTTAAAGATTTAAATGATTTAGTTAAATGGGAATACAGTAATAGATCTGGGTGTTTAAGTGACCTGGATAAATATTTTACAAAAGATTCATTAGATATTATTTTTATATGATGAGTTTAAAAAATTATAATAATTTTGTGAATGAAGAAGTAGATGACTTTTACAAAGACTTGGAAAATAGTAATAAGAGATTAAAATTATTTGCTACATTTAGTAAATCTGAAGTATCTCAAGTTAAAACTAATTTTTCCATACCAGCACCTAAAAAGAAGTTTCAGCCTAAAGTAAAGGGTTTTAAAAAGATTAATAAAGATAAAGGTATATTTTAAATGGAGTATAATGATATTGCAACAGGGGAGGCTAATGAAGAATTAGCAAATAGATTAGCTAAAGATAGATATGATTGGAAAGAAAAGATAAGTCATTTAGTTAGTTTATTAAAAGAAGTTCGTAATTTAGCAGAATGCCAAGTAAACATGTTGTCTTATAGGCAAATTCTATTAGATAAAATTACCGACTTTAAAACTACAAAACAAAAAAGACAAGGTGCATATGACAGATACTATAAAATTAAGTATAGGGAATATTCAATTGACTATGATGTTAAATTAACAAGTGGAGAAAAGGTTGCTTTTATTAAAGCTGACTTATCTCATTTAAGAACACAAATGGAAATGTTACAATCTCACATGGATTATTACCAAGAATGTATAAAGACTTGTGATAACTTAGCATTTGCTATTCGCAATAGAATAAGCTTAGACGATAAAGAATACTAATGGAACTATCCCTCTCGGAAAATAAAAAGTTTTTAGTTATTGATGCTTGTACTGAATTAGAGTATGAACAACTAAAAAGTAGTTTAACTAAAAAGATTGAAGGCTGGCGCTTTCATCCTTTAGTTAAAAAGAGAGTGTGGGATGGCAATGTATCATTCGTAAAAAGAAATAAAATACCAGCAGGTTTATGGAAAGAAATATTAGATATATGTAAAGACTATGATTTCCCTGTTACCTTAAATAATATAACCGATATATTTGATACTGAAATTAAAGAAGATAAGTTTAGAGAATGGGTTAAAGAAATATTTAAAAAACAACCAGATTTTAAACCTAGAGAATATCAAATAGATGCAGCATTTAAAATTTTAAAATACAGAAGGTGTTTAGCTGAACTAGCAACATCTGCTGGTAAAACTCTAATATCATTTATGGTTGTTGCTTATCTTATGGATAAATTAAATAAGAAAAAGATATTAATGATTGTCCCTAATGTAAATCTAGTTTTACAAGCAACCGGTGATTTTGACGAATATAATAAATGTGGTGTTCCACTAAAGACTCAACAAATCTATGCCGGTGTAAAAATAAGAAAGAGTTCTAATCTAGTTATTGGTACTTATCAATCTCTAGTTAAAAAGGACGAGGAATATTTTAGTCAATTTGATGCCGTATTTGTAGATGAAACTCATAAAGCAAAAGCTAATTCTATTCAAAAGATAATGGATAAATGTTGGCATTGTGATTTCCGATTTGGTTTAAGTGGAACTATTCCTAAAAAAGGAACTGTTAATAGATTAAGCTTAATGTCTGCAATGGGACCTTTGGTTACTCAAGTTAAAGCCAACCAATTGCAACAAGAAGGATTTATTGCCAGCTGTAAAGTTATACAACTTCACATGGATTATGCAACACCTGAACAAAAAGAATCATTTTCATTCTTATCTAAAAATCCACAAGATAGACAAAGGTTATTTGGATTAGAGCAAAATTTTATAAATCAAAATGAAAAGAGATTAGACTTTGTTTGTCAAGTCATTAAAAAGTCAACATCTAATTCACTAGTATTATTTCACAAGATTGCATACGGTGAAAAATTATATAATAAATTAAGACATATAACAGACAAGAAGGTTTACTATGTAGACGGCTCTGTTAACGTAGATATAAGAGAAGAGTTTAAAAGCCGAATGGAAAAGAATGATGATGTTATTATTGTAGCATCTTATGGTACTTTCTCCACAGGTATTTCAATTAAAAATATACACAATATCTTTTTTACCGAGAGCTTTAAATCTGAAGTAATTATCAGACAAAGTATTGGTAGAGGATTAAGAAAGCATGCATCGAAAGATGTTGTAAAAATCTATGATTTTATAGATGATTTTAGATATAAAGCCGAAGACCATGATTGGGTTAATTATATCTACCGCCACGGTATTGCTAGGCGAACAATATATAAAGAAGAAAAGTTTCCATTCGAAGTTCAGAACATAAGATTCTAATATAGAATATCTTTTCACTAAGACATGGATATATAAAAAAAATAAAAATAACTAAAATGAAGTCAATCAAAAAGTTTTCTGCAATGACTGCAAAAGATCAACCGATCACTGAGTCAGCAAAAGTAACAAAAGAAGCTGTTGATGAATTGATCAAAAAGATTGGTTTTGACAGTATAGAAGAGTTAAAAAAGGAGAAAGATCTTCTTGCAAAACTCGAAGCAATGTCTAAGACATTTGCAAAAAGTAATGATATATCTGAGGATGAAATCGAAGAAGATAGATCTGAGGATATCGAAGATGAAATGAATGCCAAAGGTAAAGCAAAATCATTAGAAGGTACTAAAGATAAAGAAGGCGACGCTGAAGTTGTTGATTCTGAAGATGAAGTAGCTGAAGATGAAGTTGAAGAAACTTCTGGAAAGGCTAAAGAAATAGAAGATGAGGTTAAGGCAATTGGTGCTACTAAATCATTAGAAGATAAAGAAGGTGAAGAAGTTTCAGATGAACAAGAAATTACAGCAGAAGTTCCAGCTGAAGCCGATGAGGTTGAAGATGAAGACGGTGTTGATGTAGCTTCTGAAGAAAAAGAAACTCCAAAAGCTACTAGAAGAATTATGGCTTTCGAGGATTTCATTAAAGAAAAAGAAGAAACTATTAATAAAAACATTTCTTATCATGATGATGATGAGGAGCCAGAAGATTATGCTGTTCCTGTAGCAGCCTCTGCTGATCCTCTTGCAGAAGGAGCTGAAGCTAAAGGTAAAGAAGATGAAAAAGAAGGCGATGAGCTAGAAGATAAAGGCGATAAGAAAGTTGATTCTGAAGATGATAAAGAAAAAGCAGACCATTATAAAGGAGCTGTAAAATCTGATGATAAACAAATCGATGCTTTAAAGAAAGATGCAGAGTACGATAAAGAAGAAGAGGAAGATGCTGAAAAGAATGAATCTACTATTATGAATTTTGCAAGTTTTGTAAATGAAGCTTATGACAGAGTTGTACTAGGTGGTAATAAAGGAGATAAGTCTAAAACTAAGGAAGGTGAAGAAGATTACGAAGATGAAGATAAAAAGGATGAAAAGTTTGATGATGTAGTTCTTGGTGGTAATAAAGGCGATAAGTCTAAAACCAAAGAAGGTGATGAAGATTACGAAGATGAAGATAAAAAGGATGAAGCTTATGATAAAGTTGTACTAGGTGGTAATAAAGGCGATAAGTCTAAAACCAAAAAAGGCGATGAAGATTATGAAGATGATAAGAAAGAAGAATCTGTTGAAGAAGCTGTAGGTGAAGTAATTACTAAAGTAGAAGGTGATGAAATTAAAGATGAAGAAGCTGGAGATGATGGAATAGCAATTCCTGTAATTAAAGGTGATGGACCAGAAACTGCTGCAGGTATTGCAGGAGATATGATGGATATGGGTAAACCTAAATCTATTGAAGGTAAAGGTAAAGAACTAATTACTCCTGATCAAAAAATTACTGACGTTGTAAAAGGTGAAGGTGATGATCTTGCTGATGCTACTGAAATTGTAAAGGAAGAGGAAGAAGTATTACCTGATGATTCAATCGCAGAAAAATTCAGAAAACTTGCTAATAATAAATTAGGTAAAGTAAATGAAGCTGAAATTAAATCAGCTGATCAATTCAAAGAGTATGCAATGAAAATGTTAAAGGATGCATTCGGAGCTGATTTTGATGAAACTAAAGCAACTGAAACTGCTGATGGTTTAATTGATAAGTATGGTGAAGACTATGGAGCAATGATTGGAGCTTTACAATCTACTATGGGATCATAATAAATTAAAAACTAAACTAAAGATATGAACACTATACTAAAATTTGCAGAATTTGTAAATGAATCAGTTAATGAAGCTGAATTACCATCTTGGGTTGATAAAGGTAGAGTAGACTCTCTCAAAGATATGTTTGCTTATATTGGTAATGATATTCAAAATGCTGATGGTTCAGAGCTAACAGTAGCTGATGTTAATAAAAATTATAAACCAGCTTTAAAATATCTAGGAGTAAGATCTATTGATGATATGGGTATGATTGCAAGTTCTATTGATGATGATAATATGTTTGATGGTGCTGATGCAATAGATAAACAAATGAAAAGTTCTAACTTTCTTGGAGATGATAGAGGAAAAGGAATGGATCCAACTCCATACACTGCTGCATATAAAGGAATGGTAGGAGATATGAAAGTAATTATAACTCAAGATATTAATGGAGAAAATACTTTTGTATTTGCTGCAACTAAAGGAGGAAAACTTAAAGAATCTCTTAATGAAGGCAAAGAAGATAAGATTGCTCAAGAATATGATGCAGAGGAAATTGGCCAAGTAGACATGGATGATATGATGAATGCTAAAGAGATTGAAAAATTAGTAAAACGAAACAAATTTAAATATATTATTAATGGTGATTTTGTTGATGATAATGGACAATCTTTTAAAGATCTAAAAGCTAAATTACAAAAGGCTAGAGTTCACTTCATTGAATTGGCAGGCGAGG